GGAGGAAGAAGTTGTAGAAGATGAATGATCTAACTCCAAAATTGCAAGAACATCTTGCCTGGGCAATGAAAAAACAAAGGGAATATTATGCTGAGATTCAAAAACTCAATGAAGAAATTGCCAACAGACGAGATCTTGTTATGAAATATCAAGGAATCATTGAATACTTGAGAGATACTCAAGGTATTCAAGTTCCTCAACCAGAAGTAAAAGAAATTGAAGAGGAAAAGGATGAGTAACTTTTTTGATTCTGAAATTGTTCAGGAAGAAATAGATAACATTGAAAAACTACAACAAAAAATTGTTCAAGAAATTTTCTCTGGAATTTATTTCAAATCAATTGAAGAAAGAAAATCTCATCTTGATTCTCTAGAAGAACTTTTGGAAAAACAGAAAATTTTATATTTTAGATTGAAATTATCTGATGATCCAGAAGCTAAAGATACGATTGAAAGAATGAAAGAAGGTGCTTTACTTTCTGGGTTTAAGAAAACCAATTCACTTGAAGAAGTTTTTGATATGATGAAAAAGTCAATCAAGAATATGAAAGAGCTTCTTGACAAGTGATCCAATCAATCCTATACTTACAAAACAATCCAACTAATCCGAGGTAATCTAATGTCTTTCGCAGATCTCAAAAAACAATCCAAACTTGGTTCTCTCACTGAAAAACTGGTGAAAGAAGTCGAAAAACTGAATACTACATCTACTGGTGATGATCGCCTTTGGAAACCTGAACTGGACAAATCTGGTAATGGATTTGCAGTTATTCGTTTCCTCCCTGCCCCTAACGGAGAAGATCTTCCCTGGGCTAAACTTTACAGTCATGCATTCCAAGGCCCTGGTGGTTGGTACATTGAGAACTCTCTCACCACCCTTGGTAAGTCTGATCCAATTTCCGAACTGAATCGTGAGCTTTGGAACTCTGGATCGGATAAAGATAAGGAAACTGCTCGCAAACAGAAACGCAAACTCTCTTATTATTCCAACATCTACGTTGTGAAAGATCCCGTAAATCCTTCCAACGAAGGTAAGGTCTTCCTGTTCAAGTTCGGCAAAAAGATCTTTGATAAGATCACTGCTGCAATGCAACCTGAATTTGAAGATGAGACTCCTATTGATCCTTTTGACTTCTGGAAGGGTGCAAACTTCAAACTGAAGATTGTTAAGAAGGATGGTTATTGGAACTATGATAAGTCCGAGTTTGATCGCCCTTCTGCCCTTCTAGATGACGATGATGCAATGGAGTCAATCTGGAAGAAAGAGTATGCTCTTTCTTCCTTTACTTCTGAAGAGAACTTCAAGACTTACGATCAACTTGCTGCTCGTCTTAAGTCAGTTCTGAAACAGGAAAAGCCTGCAATGAGGGTTGATGAGTCTTTTGAAGATGAAGAGGATGATATTCTTCCTCAAGTCACAACTTCGGTTTCTAAGAAACCAGTAACCGTTGAGGCTGAGGACGAAGATGAAGATGATGTAATGTCATATTTCAGTCGTCTTGCAAATGACTGACACTAAAATCAAGTTTTTTTCCTAAAAAAGTCGGAAAAAATTTCCCTGGCAAAAATCTTGCCAGGGTTTTTTATTGATCTGTAATTCTAGTATTCTCTGTTTGTTTCGTAGTGGAGTTCAAATATTGAGAAGATTCGTAATATTTCATGACATCTTTAAGGTCCGAAATTAAAAGATTGATATATGCAGGTTTTAGGACTCTTATACTTCTTTTTTGATCATTTAAATTTTGTTCATACTCTAGATTTGTAATAGCCTTCACCATACCAGAAGTGGTCTTTACTACACCAGAGTCAAGATATGATATACTATAATTTTGATCAACTTCTAAACCAGCCTCTTGAACAAGTCTGTAATCACTATCTCTAACTTCTAAAGTTTCGTAATGATGTACATCTTCTAGTTCTGATTGGGAATACTTAGAATTTACATATGTATTAAATGCATATTCTGATAATGGCCATTGATTATGAACATCTGTGATATTATTTGAAAGAAGAACTATCCAATCATAATCAGATCTACCATATAATTCATCAGCCACATTATCTGGTCTATCATCACCTCTTATGAAATAGTCTTGTATCGCTAAGATTGAATCCAATACTTCTGTTCTGAGCTCTCCTCTCAAGAAAAGATTTTTGACTAAAGTATAGTCGAAAGAAGAGTTACTATCTGGGCTGATAGTTGGATAATTTAAATCTGGTATAAGTGAAAAATACATTTTAGTAACCTACGTCGTCTAAACCATCTGATTCAATATAATCATTCTGATAAATTGGAACCAATTCAGTAAATTGAAGTTGAAGTATCATACCAATTGGTTGAGATTTTACATTAGGATCATCAACACTTTGCCATTGTTTGGATGGAGTATATGTTATATTCATACCTGTCAAAGCAGACTTTTTCATTTTAAAAACTGATTTTAAATCCTGTTTGTTATTCAAAAATTGAACAAAGAATGTATTTGGAGCAAAAACAATGGTTCCATTTTCTGAAGATGTTCCACTTGCATCAATACTACTTCCTTGAGCGGGAGCAGAATTTTGTTTAAAAAATCTAATTATTTTTCTTACAGTTGTTGCTTCTGTATCAGACCTTGGGAAAAATGTCCATTCAAAACTAAACTGTCTCATTTTTACTCCTCTAAAGAGAAGTTCTGCATTTGGATTGCCAATAGTTCCCGTAGTTCTTGCTAAAAAGTCTTCGGGAGAAACATCAATTAATCCTGCAGTAGAAAGTCTTACCGCATCCAATCCAAACTTTGCAATAAGTTGAGATTTGAGTGCAGGATCTGTTATTGCACCTGCAATAACTTCACTTAAATTATTTCCTATACTTCCTGATGATAATGCTTGAAGACCGACTTGAGTTATTGGATTCATCGCAGATTGTCCCCAAGTAGCTTCATTTACGTCAGATAATTTATTGGGCATTGGTAATATTACTGACCCTATATATTTTTCAGTTCCAGGTTGTGCAGCTTTTTTAGCTCCAGCATTATTTGCACTAATCAACCCAGTTTTCAATATATTAGTAACAGAAGTTCCAGCACCTACGAATACGTTAGTGTTTGGTGGATCATATTTCACAGCTGTTATTTTGCAATAATCTTGACCACTATTTGAACCTTTAACTTGGTCATTTTCTGGTATTAATAGATCTTCTGGATAAATGAAAGTTTTTTCACTTTTATATAATTCATCTAATGCATTTTTTTTATTAGTAATACTTGCTAAAGTTTTGAATCCACCAATATCGAATCCTCCAACTTGTGTTAGAAGAACTGTAGGATCATATTGTGCATTGGTTGGAGCTTGTTGAGTATTTGTTGGTGAATTACTCGTATATTTATTTTGAGCGCTTGGATCAAATGTTGGATCCCAATTAGTATTAGCTGCTAGTGCATTTCCTTTCGTTATATCTACAGACTTTAATGAAGATATAACAGCTTGTTTTGCTTCTGAAGATTTGATAACATTAGAATTTAAATTTGGATCTAGGACAGTAGTTCCTTGGTATAAAGCAACTATAGTAGGAGGATCTTTACTATAGTCATACTCTATAGAGTAATCTGATCTTCCAGAATAAGTGAATTGTTGTGTCTTTCTTTTGCTCATCTTGAAGACCCCCAAACCTTATGTTTTGGATATTTTACGCCTCTATTATCCACAAAAACTTCTGCTGGTAAAGATGAAACACCAACCCAGTCCTCTTCAGGCACAGATAAAAATTGACTTTGAACTCCAGCAAAAAGATATCTATGCAAAGTTTGATTAGGGGCTACTACAGTTTCTTTTTTATTTAGAAGAGTTTTTGCTAATCCAGACCTAATATTTGGATTTAGATAATGTAGATTAATTCCAAGAAAATCATTTGGATTTATTTCAACAACATATACTAAAGGATATGCATCATAATATAAATTTTTTCCAATGGGCATGTACGAAAACATGAATAACCCACCAACACGAAGACCTTTTTCATCAAAATCATTCATGTCTGGTTTTTGAACTTTCATAAGTTCATTCATGGTTTCATTTACAAACCATGAAGAACTTTTATTTTTTCCTTTTGACCTATTTTTAATGGAGTCTGAAATTATCATATTCCTAGATCGTCTTCTGTTAGTATTTTAAATTCCCAAAGTTTATCTTCACAAAATTCTTTTGCTGCATCCCATTTTGCTTGATTCACTCCCCAAGTATAAACTTCATTCACCCATTCCTTAGTTTTTTTGGTTGGGTTTTTCTTTGGTTCTTTAACTTGTTTTTTGGGTTTAATTTCTATGATATATGTTTTAATCGATCCACTCTTTTCTTTTACTCGAATAAAGAAATCTGGATAATAACGATGCCATCGGTTGTCAATGGGAGATTTGTATGGTATGATTATTTCTTCACTTCCCCATTCAAGAACATTTTGGTTTAAATCACAATAAACCATAAATTTTCTTTCCCATAGAGATCTATAAATTATATTTCTAGAATCTCCTTTGTACTTTTTAGGGTTTGATGGGTAAAATCTTCCCTTATAAGCCATTATACATAATATAGGTACTATTAACTTATTTAGTTGCTATGGCAACAGTCAAAAAAATATCAGAAATAAGAGAACTATTTTCAAAAGTTTCCTCTCCAGCAAAGTTTGAACTTTCATTTGTTTGCCCTGATAATCTTTTAGTTTATGCTGGATTGACCAGTATTGATGAAAAAAATATTTCTCTCTTATGTCAAGATGTTCAACTTCCAGGATCA